ACCTTGTTTAGTCAATAGTGTCATAGACACAAGACTTGAATAATCGCCTACTACTTCAGTAACCATCTTCATCTTAATAACTTTACCTGTACGTCCTAATGGTATTTTGTACTCTACAGGTCCAACTTTAGATGTAAACTTAGATACACCGTAGAATGAATCAGCTGCTCCATAAGTTGCGTAGTCCTGAGCGGGTGCTAAGTTAAAGTTCTTAATCAATGGTGTAACTGAATCGTGATCTACATAGAGACTTAAGGACGTAGCTGATCCCCTACCGCCAGTGTAGGAGAAGTAAGCAGTCTTAAGTATTTTAGTTACAGCTGGTTCACCTAAGTCTAACCAAGCTGTAGACCATGTGTAGTTATAGAGTCTGTTTGTACTGGACCAGCATTTTGAGCCATCCCATACTCCATTTACAGCTTCACATGCAGTCTGATTAGCGTTAGTTGCTGTAGTGTCTGTAATGTCTACTTCAGAGAATCCATCAAGTTTAGCTACATAAGTAGTTGAACCAAAAATCAAATCACCACCTATTGTACTTACACCACACAAAGGAGCAGTAGCAAAGCTCCATGTAGTGATCTTAGGTAGTTGTCCAGAGGAAAAGTCAAACACATAGGCCAACTTACTGTCTGGAACCAAGGTAATAACAAGACCTTCTTTCTTATGATACACTGTCTTGATGGTAGTTAAGTCCGCTGTAGATAGATAGAACGCTAAAGTATTACGTACAGCAATACTCATGTCAGTCAAAGGAGCCTTACCGTCTGTCTGTGTGATACGTGAGAGGGACTGTAGACCTTCATAGCTGAGGAATAGCAAGTCTGCACCCATGTAGACTATATTGTCTCTTCCAGCTAATCCTATACCCTTGATTAATTCCTCAAGGACCATAGCTGAAGGGTCTGAAGCACCTGTATATATAGCTATATTATTCTTACCAAAGATAATAATCTTATCCATTAAGGAAGCTAATCCAACAATCTCATCCTGTCCCCACACAGTATGTAAATCAATTACCCCTGCCGCACCACCATTTAACTTCTCACCAATCAGGTTATCTGAGTAGTAAAGAGTGCCTAAGTCTTCAGTGACACCCCCGTACCACATACGTCCGAAGTCACCTAAAGCACAGTTAGGATCAAAAGTAGTTATACCAGTAGAGGCTACATACGTAGCTAAGTCAATTACATCAGTCCATGTAGTACCCGTTAAATTGATTGGTGAATGTCCTGTCTGTACACCCCAGAACTCTGAATTGAAGTTGACCCACTGCCAATTAGAATCAGTAATGGTCTGTGGTGATGATGCAAAGCTTTGAGCCGTTAAGGTCTCAGGTACAGTTGAGGTATCACGTAAGTATATCGTATCATTAGAAGCTACGTAGTAAGCAACTGTACGATCTGATTTAATGAATTCTCCTATAGACTTAATAGGTGCAGCCACTGTCTTAGATATAGCCTTAATACCTCGACGTGGTCCTAAGCGTCCCTGAAAGTCAAAGACTACATTAGATGCCTCAGTTAGCCACTCTGGTCCTAGAGTAGAACTACTGGCTTGAGTGTTAAGCCCCTTAGAGCCTAACCCGTCTAATCGTGTGGGACGTAAGGGCTTAACTGGCATACCACACCGTTTCATTCACTGTGCGTGACTCATCTTGAGTTATTGCATCAGATAAGGTACTATCGAACCTAGCGGCTACTACACCTACACCAGCGCCTCCGTCCTCCCCACGTTCAGCAAGTGCTAGAGCATATGCAGCTAGGACTACTGGTAGTTCAGGTACGGTCATTTCTGTAGCGGCTTCTGTAAGGTCTGTCTGAGGTATTACAATGTGTACTTTAATGTCAAATGTACCACTGGGCTGTGGGTAGAAGTCCATCGTTGTACCGTTGATCCTGTATGCAATAGGGTTACTGTCCGTTTGATTACCAATAAACTTGTAGTCATAGAACTGTTCATCCGACATTAACTTCAGGGTAAAGTTGTTTGTATTGTCTATAACCTGTAGAACCTTACTACGGTTTGTAGCTCCTGTAATGGTGTATGCATTAGTGGCTGATGAAGTAGTTATAGTGACTACTGATCTTAAAGTGGTCCATTTCCATGCATCCTCAACACTAAGTTTAGCTTCATTTACATAGTCACCAATCAACTGAACATAGTCATCTACTTCAGTGTTACCCGCAAGATCACCAATCCAATCTGCTGATACAGAGGACTCCCGAAGTCTACGTAAGACTTTATTTACTATAGTTCTGTATGACATTATTTACCTCTAATTTTATTAAGCATAGATGGAACACCTTTGATTGCGAATGTAGATGCAAATGCTACACCAAGTAAATACCAGTATTCTCCCGGTACATCAGTCTTAAGGATTATAAAGGCATCCCCTATTCTATTGACCATCTCTGTATTACCGAATACAGCGGCTAGGAACATAGCTATGAATGGTGATATGATTACTACTAGAGCAAACTCATCTTTCCAACTACCTGATTGGTTCTTAGCCTGCTCTATCTCCCAAGCCTGATCACCTTCGATACTAGTGAGTTTACGAACATGTTTAGCTTTAGCGACTTCAGCTTTGTTGTTTAGGTAGGTCTTACCTATACCTAAGACTCCTGAGATTACAGGTCCAATAAACGGAAGCATTATATGTTCCTTACTTTTTTTTGCGTCTTGATTGGAAGCTTTGAGAAGCTGAGTTAGTCCTTGCTCCCATACCTCTAATGTTTCGCATTGCTGCTTCTGCTTTAGATAATTTTGGTTTATTCTTTTTAGTTGTTGCTTTAGCCATTATTTTTTCCTTTTTTAGTGTGAGAAAGCATCTTACTATTCTTTGTATGCTTTGCTCCTGTCATTAGATTACCCTTTGTTTTATGAGTAGGGCCAGTGTAGACTACTCCACTTTTTAAGTAATGTGTTTTATTCTTTGCCATGTTATTTCCCTAGTTGCCAATGTGGTGCGTCCCACTGCCATAAGTCATAGCCCCAATGTATGTCCTCTACGCCTACTTTCTCAGCTGATCCTTTGATTACCTGAGCAAGAGTTTTAAACCTAGCTTGGTTATCCCAATCAACAGGGTAAGGTACTATATCCACCGCCTTAGAAGGATGTTGATTATGTTTACTAAGTGGGAATTTAAGCTGACTATTGCCGCTATTAAATGCCTCATTCTGCTCATCTTCCCCTCTATGTCCTTTGATTACTGCAAAGTCATAATGCTTTATTGCTTCTCTAAGTACTAGCTGTATACGTTCATCACAAGACTCTAGACACTCTTCGCTTCTCTTTCCAAACTCAGCCATACTTTTTACCTTATTATATTAGTAGCCTTTAACTTTACGATTTACTTGCTTCGTAGGTTTCTTTTTTGGTCTCTTTTTTGGTGCGATTTTAATTGGCATATTATGTTCCTTTGTATATATGAGTTGATTAACCTAACCCTAGTTTATTTGCTAAACCAGTTGTTAATGCACCGACTATACCGCCAGTACCACCAATAGCGGCAACACCAATGAGCATACGTTGTTTAAACTTCTTTAGCTCTCCGATTGCTGAACCGTGGGACTTAACGTCCTTCTCTATCTCAGCTATCTTGATGTCATCTTTTGTAATGTTAGTCTGGATGACAACCGTTAAATCAGCCACCATCTGTTTAATGTCACCGACTTGATCGAACAGGGCTGCACGTTGGTTCTTAGATGCCGTAGCTTCTGCTTTAAGTTCACCAATTGCTGCGCTGACCTGATCTATGCTCATGACCACGCCAACCAAGCACCGTGAAGACGTTGCTCTTTTGCATTTGCCGTGACTAGCTTGTACTTCATGTTTGTGCCACTTGGTTGTGCGCTGATGTCGAGGCCGTTGATTGTTAGGATATTGATACCTGTTGAGTATTCACCACCGTCTGCCAGTGTTCCTTGGGTGTACGTTGTTCCACCATCTCTTGAGATGTACGCAAGAACATCAGTGTTCAAAGTAACAGAGCTAATTGGCTGATGGAGAAGAACCAGTGATGCTTCACTTGGGGCTGTTTGTGCTGTGAAAGTATCGGAGACTAGGGTCATGGAAGCTGGATCAGTTACCGCATCATACCCCTCCAATTCTTGAATTGACGCTATAGAACGATTACCGGGAATGCCAACTTGTGTCACATTCATTTTATAATAGCGGTACGCAGTAGTGTTGGTGAAGGTAAATGGTGTTCTGACTATTCCTGTGCCTGATCCAAAAACAGAAACACTTGTTCCGTTTGCCATCGTGTAGAGAGTTGTATATGACGATCCGTTATTTGAGCCTTGAAACGTGAACCCGTCAACTCCTTGCGTATTACTACCAGCCCCGCACTCTAAAATAATTTTAACTAATGTCTGTTCGTTACCAGCGCCTAAATCGATTTGTATCCAACCGGAGTTGTAAGTAGATGATCCATAACGAGTTGTATTATTACCATCAAAAGCACTTGCGGCAACTAAGTCGGCATTGTAATGATCTGAGTCAGTCATAACTGCACCATCAATATTCGTCAAAAGTGAGTATTGGCCCCCGGCGGGATTGTGGTAATAATCACCACCAGCATCGTATGTGACGTTTGCAGTACCAAATGAAACTGCCGCCGCAAACATCTCCAATTCAGTTATATAAGACCATGTGCCATCTGTGCGAGTTAGATTAACACGAACTCCTTTGAACAAAGTTGTTTGAGCGGAAGAAGTAATAGTCTTCGGAGTTCTCCCGGCAACCATCGTAGCTGTGACCGAACCATAATCTACCCAAGTACCATCTGTCCCGTTTGTTGTGTCTTCTGAACATTGAAGCGTCAGAGTTACCGCGTTACCACCGTTAGTAAATCCTGCGTTATTTGGATCGTACACAATAACTTTTTCAATGTACTCGCCGTTTGAAAAATACTTACCAATGTTTGCGCTAGTCAGTTGAGTCGATGCGTTTAAGCCACCAACGATCTCATCATTGTCTCCATTTTGACCACGATCCACACTGCCGAATGTA